CGCGATTCGCTCGTTAAACTGTTCCGCCCGCATCTGCTGGTTCTGAGCCTCAAGCTGCAACTTGGCCGCGTCGTTCTCCGCATCCGACTGTTCTGACTGCGCCCTGATCTGTAGCTCTTGCTCTTTGAGTTGTACAAGTGGATCTGGCTGACCGGCACCAGAGATCTGACCAGACAACTGCTTGACCTGCTGCATACCTTGCGCCACGCCTTGAGCAACCAAAGCTTCGTACATCATCTCGTTCTGAGGCTTCTGCATCATAGCTTGTTCCATCGCTTGCAAACGAACATGCTCCATCACATGCTTCTGAAGAGCCATCGCAACCGGAGGCAAACCCGCAACCATCTGAGAGGACCCGAAAACCAAGTGCGACATGATATGTGCCTGATGGTCCTGACCTTCAAACGCTTTCAAAGGCAGCATATCCAAGCTGTTGATGTTCTCTTGTGCAGGGTCCAAGGGCCGTGGTCCGTCGTCCGGGACCCGCCGCATAATCCTGTCAACATCCCTGACACCCAAAGCCTCGTACATGTCCCGGTACACTTCATACATGTTGTGCATCTCAGGAGCCGCACCAGCCAACTGTAACTTGGTCTGCGCCAATACAATACGCTGCGCCTGACTAAATACATTCGGATCAGAAACCGGAACCACATCAACGCGGTCATCAAAATCCTGCGCCATGACAGAAGCTTCCGCTCCCTCAACAGCATACGGATACTCTTGCGGTAAACTCTCCGACATCACACGTGCAAGGATCTTGAACTCCAAACGCATCGCATAGTGCAATCTCTTATGTATAGCACTCATGATCCGCGAACCCTGCTCCAACAGAGCCATCGTCGTGCCAACTGCCGCAGTCTGGTCGCCGTCACCAACCTTCATATCTGTGATGGTCGCGAACCGCCGTCCAGCGTCTACAACAAAACCAAGGAGGCCAAACAAGGTCTGGTCAGCGCCCTTGAACGGAAGCAGCATCAAACTATCACGAAGTGCCCCGCCCGGCGCATCAACGTCTCTGAACTCACCGGGCTGTAATGGATCGTCATCGTCCCTGACCCGTAGACCACGGGCCTTGAACCCAGCCGGAAGATTAGCCAGCGTACCAGCATCTATCAACTGACGAAGAGCCGCCGTCGCCGTTCTGCTTAGTCCACCAATAGTGTGGATCAGACCAAGGCCATAGAAACCAAAGCCTGGTAAAAACTTGTAATGTACAAAATATTGTATCTTTCTACGATTTTCGTCCTCTTCACGGTAATTACGTCTAATAGACAGTATTTGACCGTTATCGTAGCTGATCGTTACAACATAAGGCACTTTAATGCCGGTTGGTTCTCCGTCATCATCGACATCCTCATAGCCGTCAATATCTAGATCAACGTGGCACTCAAGCACCGTGCAGTCATAATCAATCTGCGAAGGCATAGAGCCGTCAATGTGGTTTATCTCTTCCTCAACCGAGTTCATCTCGGCCTGCGCCGGTATAACCGGGATGTCTCTGTAGAAACCTGCGACTTGCTTCTTACGCAAATCGTTCAAACTCACCCGCATCATCTGCGTGATGTTGGGGCATGTTTCGAGGTCCGCGGTCTCATAAGGAACAACAAGGTTCTCAGCGGGGACAAATTTACTTACCGCTCTCGCCAAGGTCTCGTCGTAATATACTTTCTTAAAAGTGCTACCCGCTAGCGGTAAGTAAAACAGCATTTGGTCAAACTCAGGGGTGTACTCCTCCATCACATTGGTGATGTAGTAATTCATAAACCCCCGTACTCTCTGGGCCTGTTCCTGTTTCTCCGAGGTCTCTGATCCGAGGACCGCGGTCTTTACAGGACCACCCGCAGGCAACAATTCATTAAACGCCTGTGCCTGAAATTGCGTCGCTGCTTCTGCTAGAAGCGGGTGGGTCACGCCTGACGCGCCTTGGAAAGGCTGTGACCGTTCTTCATAAGTAAAACCAAGAAGCTCTAAACCATCCGCATAAGCGTCTTCCCACTCTTGTCGGCTGGCCTTATTTGCATCGTACTGCTCAAGCAAATCAGAAGAAATGCGAGCAAGTTCCATCTCTGGTATCTCTTCCGCTAAGTTAGCGTAGAAGTCATCGCTTCGATCAATATCGTCAGATGGCTCGAAGTCAATCGTCAAACCCCCGTCATCTTCAGGAATTATCTCTATGTCCATGCCTTCCGACATGCCTTCAAAAGCAACGACGTTATCATCCATGCTTCCGGGAAGTTCTAATTCTACTTCCGCTTCAAGATCCTCCATCTCTAATTGAGACGGGACGTTTCTATCAACCATACCTGCAATAGGTTCTCTGGCCATGTGATATCTCCTTATAAAGGTATCCTACACCTAACGCGGCTCTTTTCCTAGTAATAAACCCGGACGCGATAATCTTCTGCTTTGTCCTCGTAATCGTCCGAAGGTAATTGAACAAAGTTACCCTGCCGGTATCGCATCAAAGCCTGTGTCATACTATCCACCAAGTCATCGTGTTCACCATTAGGAAAAGCTGCAACCTCTTCTATCATCTCATCTGCAAAAACTTCGTCCGGTGCCCAGACCATACCTGCTTCAAACAAAGGTGAAACTGAGTGAACGCGAGTTACCTTATCATTACCTTTACTTGGTGTGAAGTTTACCACAGGTATACCCATATTACGCAACTCGTGTGTGAGCGGCATACCCGACGCTTTGGCCTCCACAATTATTGTGTCGGGGTCCCAGTACTGATATTGGTCATACGCCATCTGTTTTAGTTCAGGGAAATCCCAACGACCTTTCTTACTGTCTAAAAGAATAAGGCCGGGGGTCCCTGACTCTTCAGGATAGAAAACACCCCACGTCGTAATCGCAGAATAGTCCGCCGTTTCTCTTTTACTAAACGCCGTATCGTAACTCTGGATCACATACTGTAACTGCGGAACAACATCTCTCTCCCATCTCTTCCACCATTCTCGGGGTATGATCGCGTTCTCATCACCTGTCGGGTTCTGCTGATACTGAGCGTTCCACTTTGCAGGAGGGATTGATGCGCGGACCGCGGTTAGGTCTTCGTAGCTCCAGAACTCTGGCCAACACGGTGTGTCGTCATCGAACATTGCAGGAAGTTCTATTACTTCCCACTGATCGGCTAACGGATCTTTGGCCATTGCACGGACCAGTTGTCCCGTCATATCCTTCTCAGACCAACGGGTTTGAACAAGAACTATACTGCCACCTGGTTGGAGACGTTGTCGGGGTCCCCCAGTGTACCATTCCCAGGCATCTTCAAAACCGTTGGCGGACATCGCCGTTTGTTCAGAGTGCGGATCGTCTATGATTACCAGGTCGCCACCACGACCCGCAAGGTTCGATCCGACACCGACTGCATAGTACATCCCCCCAGAAGAAGTGTCCCAACGACCAGAAGCTTTACTATCAGCGGCAAGTTTAACATCAGGAAATATCTCCTTGTATTCATCATTATCAATCAAGTTCTTTGTCTTGCGTCCAAAGTTAACCGCAAGCTCGGTTGTGTGTGTCGCCTGTATGATCTTCATTCGAGGGTTTTTACCCATCATCCATGCCGGGAAAAGAAACGACGCGAACTCTGACTTAGTGTGACGAGGAGCCATATTTATTATCAGACGTTTAAGCTCTCCACTTGCAACTCGCTGGAACTTTTCAGCTATTATCTTGTGGTGTCGTCCTGCTATGAACTCTGGCCACATAGATTTTACAAAAGTCAGGAAGTCGTTCTGACAAGCTTCGTTACGTTCTAACTGAGCCAGTCTAAGTTTGAGTTTTAACTCTCTGTCGTTAACATCCATTAGGGGACCCTTTCGCCCTAAATATGCCTATTTTTTTATCAGTTAACAAGCAAAGATGTTTCACGTGAAACATCATATCGTTTTTCACATGATTATTTGTCTGAAACATGGTCCTTGACCTCGTCCCCACCGAGGCCCGGGCCGTCGAGATTGGACGCCGGATCGTGAGCCGCGAGCCGCGCCGGATGACCCGATAGGCCGGGGGACCCTAGCCGCGGATCCCGGACACCGGGCCGGTAAAATTACCGCTTGTAGTCTTATAAGATATGTCGCATATTACATGGGCGGTAATACTGCCGCGATACAACAGGAGTCAAACAATGAGAATAACCAAACTTAAGCGCGGTTGGCGTATCAACCTGACTGATACAGAAATGAACGTGTTGCGAGTGCAAGTTCAAGAGGGGTTTTCTACAATGACTGAAGCCCTTGACGTTGACTGCTTTCCTTTAGGTCCGGCAGAAAAAAGAATAATGACTGAGGTGTTTAATATGAAAAGGGATTGGATATGATCGACACTGTTAACGGTTGCAATATCATCGCGTCGATAGATACCGGGGATGGAAAGGGGCGCTATGTAATGCTTCACAATCCGCACAATCGGATGCACCCCTACGTTACCGCGTGGCTTAGACATGACGATCCGGACCAATGGTATTGGGGCGACTATCTCGAAACGATAGAGGAGGCAAAGAAAAGCTTATTCGATAGGGCGCTCGCGGCGCTCTAACCGCTAACAACGCAACAACGAACCCGGCCCGGGGAACTGGTGCCGGGTTTTTTGTGTCCGGATACAATGCCGGGCGGGGAGCGGTCCCGGGGCCGCGGATCCCGGCCCATAGGTTTTGATAAGGGAGAACGGGCCAAGGGGC